AATATCACTATACGACGTGTTACTGCCCGTGTCAATATTCGCTAAAGCAGTAACATTTACTGCTCCTACACTAACTGCAGCTGATTGTCCAGTTAATCCCATAACTTGATCTTTTGGATCTAAAGTGCCTGTTGAAGCTGTTGCAGAAACACCAGTTAATCCCATTACATCTGCAGGTGTTAAACTACCTGTTGAACTAGTTATAACTTGACTAGATAAAGTCACTACAGAGGAACCTAGTCCCACTAAAGAACCTAATTTAGTTTCTACCTCTAATCCTGATAGAATAGCTGCATCGTTAGGAACAACAACTGAACCTAAATTACTAGTTACTGTAAATCCTGATGGGAACACAGCTGTACCAACAAACGACACTACATCTCCTTGACTTGATGTTATGGCTTGCCCTGTTATAGATACATCTTCGTTTGGTGCAACCGCCGTTCCTTGTTCAACAGTAGATGATAATCCTGTTAATCCCATTATTTGATCTGCAGGATCAACAACACCTATTGCTGCCGTTGAAGATAGTCCAGATACAGCAAAAGATACTTCTGTTACATTTGTAACAGTTCCAAAAGTTGATGAAGATGATACCCCAGCAACTTCTACTGTTTTTGGTATGACAGGTGAAATAGAACCCGTTGATGCTGTAGATGAAACTCCTGTTGGTTCAATAACTGCTGTTCCAATAAGATTAACTGTGCCTAATGAAGATGTAGATGATATACCTGTTAATGAAACTGTTTCATCTGCAAGATTTCCCCACTCACCATCATTCCATGCTTTTGCACCCCAACCAGTTGCGAGTAATGCATCACGGTTCCAATATGCTTGGCCCCAGGTGAATCGACCCCATCCTGATTGAACCGACATCTTGGTCCTCCTATGCTAATCTTATGATAGCGTTTGTAGCGTCTGCTGTTGGGAATTGAATTGTGAAAGTTCCGTTAGTCGCTGTTTTATCAGAACCAAAAGCGATTGCACAAACAGCCACGTTAGATGCAGATGAATTATAAATTAAGGCACCGTTAGCTGTAAAAGAAGCTGATGAAAAACTTACATCTGCAAAATCACAAACTGCAGTTGTGCTATCGGCAACTGGAGTCACGCTTGTTAACGTAGCACCACCAGAAGTGTATGCTGTTCCAGATGTGTTCGTAATTTCTTCTGACGTTGTAAAAGCAGTAGTTCCTGCTCCAAGAGTTGCATCACTATCATACAATGCAATTTTAAAAGTGTTACCAGTTGTTGCTGTAAAATTGTGAACACCTTTTAATAGTTCTACTTTAAAACTTGTACAAATTGCTGATGTTATTGCCATAAATTTTCTCCTACGGGTTTACTGAGTTAATTGGTATTCTAACTGTTCCATCAGTGTAGTCGTCTCTTCTACGTCTACCAATTTGCTCATTTGCAAACTTCTGTACTTCTTCTTTATACTTTGTTTCATATAAAGTCAACATATCTGCTGGCCCTTTCAAAAAGGCATAAGTCTCTGATAAACAGCAATATAGTAGGCCATTTGGGAAGTTCAGACTGATATAGTTAGTGTCATCACTCTCTAAAAGAGCTGGCGCCACGTTATAGTGCACTCTAAACTTATAGTTTGTATTGGGTGTAGGAGCTAAAAATATACGCCCTGATGTAGTGTCTGATTCTCCTGTAGCACCACCAAACATAGCATAGTATTTTGGTTTACCCTGTGCTGCAGCTGTGCCTGTAATCGGTTGATATTCTTGTAGGTAGGTTACGTCTTTTTTCTCTAACCATGTGTTGGATCCCGTAAGCACGGCGCTTGAATCATAAACTTGTATGCCTCTAATAAACACAGCTCCAGCTGGACAGTTGATTGTTTCTTGTCCTGGAACTAAATTACCAGATTGTTGTTTTCTATCTGCATCGATAGGGAGATCTCTAAATATTCTGTATTGTGCATTTAAGATAATATTTTCTAAAACAGAATCGGATAACACATTAGAATCAACTTCTGTGTAACTTCTTATTTGTGTTTTTAATCCTGATGCACTTAATCCTGCCATTAT